CTGGTACAGAGAACACTCCTACACAACCTTTCGACTCGCAAGAAGAAAAGTTTGAGATCTTCGATGATATGATCTCACTCAAGCGTGTGAAAAAAGATGACGTGACCTTTGTGGTCAAGCGTTATAATTTCGGCGCTAACACTGTGTACGATATGTACAAGCCTGATTATAGCAGTGCTAAAACTTCTGCTACAGGTTCATCTTCATTGTTTGCTGCCACATTCTATGTGATGAACAGCAGCTATGAGGTTTTCAAATGCATCTACAACGGTCAGACCCCTACCGATCCTAACGGTGTTGTTTCTGTAACAGAACCAACTAAAGTTCAGTCAATCTCTGGTATTTTCATCGAACCTGAAGATGCTGGCAACCCTGGATTCCGTACGGATGGTAAGCGTCCATACGTTTGGAAGTATATGTACACCATCCCTACCGATAGTGTGCTGAAGTTCCTCTCCACTGACTTCCTTCCTATTGTGGAAGAAACTGCAGTTATTACTTCTGCTGTTGATGGTGCTATCGATAATATTCTTATTACTGATTCTGGTACCAACTATGACCCTGGTACCTACTATGCTCCTATTCAAGGTAATGGTAGTGCTGGTATTGCTAAACTAGTTGTTGATTCAGGTGCTATTGTCGAAGCAAGTCTTCAAGCTTCTGGTACAGGATACACATACGCTTCAATTAATTTGAGCGATGTCTATAGCGATGCTGCTCTCACAACCCCCTCTAACATCGACGCTAACACCGATGCTACTGGTGGTGCCCTGGAAGTGATTATCCCCCCTCAAGGTGGACACGGAAAGGATCCTGTAGAGGAATTGGGTGGTAAGCGTGTGATGATTAACACTCGCTTGACCTACGATGAAGGCGAAGGCGACTTCCCAACTGATAACGACTTCCGTCGTATCGGTTTGCTGCGCGACCCATACAACTACAACTCTACCGATTTCGCTACTGCTGACAACCTGAGTGCAACTCCTGCACTTAAGCTGCAGAACCCATCTGGCGATTTCTTCGTTGACGAAGAAATTTCACAAACTTATACCGATGGCAATGGCGATACAGTTGTTGCTAAAGCAACTGTAGTTTCTTGGAAGGGTACTGTTGACGGCGTAACCTACAACATCGTTAAGTACTTCCAGTCTCCTGACCGTCACACACATAACGGCGTTGTGTATGATTTCAGCAATGGTGCTGATACAGTTTCTGGCGGAACTTCGCTTTCTACTGCTACGGTAAATAGTACATATAATACTCCTGGTGGTCAGACTGACGGCGGTGTTATCTTTGCTTCTGGTCTCGCTAATCCCGAAATCGAAGGCAACTCTGGTGACATCATCTATATTGAGAACCGTCGTGCAATTTCTCGTGCTTCTGACCAGATTGAAGACATTAAACTCGTTGTTGAGTTCTAATTAAAAGAGACCTAAGAGATGCCACAAAACACTAACCTGAATAGATCCCCGTATTTTGACGATTTTGATACGGGGAAAAACTTCTATAGGATTCTGTTCAGACCTGGTTACTCAATCCAAGCGAGAGAGTTAACTCAGCTGCAGTCTATGCTGCAGGATCAGGTCGAACAAGTCGGCAATAGTATGTTCAAACAGGGTCAAATGGTGATCCCTGGCGAAGTCTCGTATTCTAATACGTATGACTATGTTAAGTTAAGTAGCGTCTCTCAGGTTGCACAAAACGTAAATGGCGAAATTAATTTCGTCAAATACAATATTTCTCAGCTGGTCGGCAAGATTCTTGTCGGTCAGACTTCTGGTGTTAAGGCATTTGTTGATAATCACGCTTTAGAAACTACAACAGACGCTGATACTATTTTTGTTAAGTATGTCAGTTCAGGTTCTGATAATACTGACGTTAGGTTTAGACAGGGCGAATCTCTCAAATTAGAAACTCCTACAACGGATAACGATCCGACTCTAGTTGTAGGTACAGATGGAATCAAACCAGCAGATACTACTGCTATGGGTTTTGGTTCTGCTGTAAACGTTCAGAAAGGCATTTACTTTATTAATGGACATTTTGTCCAGAACGAATCTCAAACTCTTATTCTAGAGAAATACAGTGCTATTTCTTCTTATAAGATTGGTTGGGATATTACAGAATCAATTGTCACTCCAGAAGACGATCCTTCGCTGAAGGATAACGCTCAGGGTTACTCTAACTATTCTGCACCTGGAGCTCATAGACTGAAGATTACTTTGAATCTTCAAAAGTTTGCTGTTGACGCTCCATCAAATAAAAACTTTGTTCAGCTTGTCTTCCTGGAAGAAGGTAAAATCCAGAGACAAATTACTCAAACTTCACCTAGTCAGATTGAAGAGATTCTGGCACGTAGAACTTATGACGAGTCTGGCGATTATATCGTAAAGAATTTTATTGCCGACCTTAAAGAATATTACAACGCTGATGGATCTGGTTACTATGATGTCAATTCATCAACTGGTCTAGTCAACGGTTTATCTGAACTGGCAGCTGATGGAAAGTTTATTGTTGGCATCGGTCCTGGTAAAGCTTATGTTCGTGGTTACGAAGTAGAAAGTACAGATACTAAGTATCTCGAATTAGATAAAGCAAAAGATACTCAGAGTAGAGAAAATACCAGACTATATTCCACACCTTTGCCTACAGTTGGTATACGTGGAGTTCACGGTTCTGTTCCTATTAGTGCTACTTCTGATGGAGAATCTACACCATTTAAGAAAGCTAATTTTTATAGAAAATTTATTGATTCTTATCTTGGCGATAATGGTTCCAAAAACAGTCAAGATACAGGCATTTTTGTTGCTAGCGATCTAAGAGGAACAACTTATAATACCGATGCTGCAACTATGACAGTATGGGTATATCCTGGTGTCGATCCTGTCAATGGTGAGCCTATTGACCTTGCAACTAATACTACAGATATTGTTTACACCGACTTGAAGGTTGGCACTTCAGCATCTGTGTTCCACTTTAATGGCACCTCTTATGATGAGATTAAAGTTGTTGCCGCAAGATTTAATCAAAAATACAATACGGATAGAGATAGAAACGTTCCTTGGAGCGAAGATAGTGCTACTGGTGGTATGAATGAATCTGGTTCGGAGCACGTTGTGCACGAACTGATTCTAAGAGGTCCTATTGCAACTCTATACAGCATTCATCAATCTTACCAAGCACACGGTCCTGTAAAGCTGGGAGGTTCTGGTGGTGGCGCTAGTAATGGTATCTCTCTATATGGTAACAATACTGGTGCAACTTATTATGGTATGGTTCTAGACTATACTCTTCCAGTGCACCCTATCATTGGTAGAGCTATTGCAAGAGACTTCAAATTCCAAACAGTTCCTGTTGGATTTGATAAAACTCGTGGCGTTGTTGCTTCTAGTAATCAGCAAGACTCTACATTCACATTCAGTTATACCAACCCCATTCTTTTCACCAAGATTGTTTTAACTGGTATCCACGCATTTGAAACTGGTTCTAATATCCAGGGTTCTATCTCTGGTGCCACTGCTGTTATCGAAGGTGGGTTGTCGGTTGGGCAAAATGATCCCGAGAATGCAACTTTATCTCATTCTAATACAATTGTACTATCGAATGTTATTGGAGAGTTTGAAGAGGGAGAAGAAATTTTTGATATGGATGACAGTGCCAAAGCTGCTGTCATTGCTGTAGAAGGTCGTATTAGTCACTTCACTGTTCCTTATGGTGGTGAAAATTATTCTGATCAGATGGAGTTGAAAATTGGTCAGAGACAATATCGCGGTAACTACACTACTGTTAGAAGAGAGACTGCTGTTGACGGCATCGATGGTCAGCAGGATTATGTCCACTCTGTTACTTTCACCGAATTAGGTAGGAGAGAGATTTCTGATAAATTCCTCAGTCCTCCAATTGTTGAAGTTATTGATGTTGGTGGTGTACACAGTGCTAGCGATCCAGATGCTTATGTAAAAGCATTCCTTTATAAGAATGTCATTCAAACGTTTGGTACGGAAGATCTTCGTTCCGTTGGAATGACACACGGTAATAGTTCTAGAACGTTCTCTGCAGATATTCAGTATGCAGATACCGATTATACAGAATTTAAAACTATCACCAACAACCTACAGTATTCTGGCAGAACAGATTGCGACTTTATTGAAGCTACTAACTATAGTGCACGTCCTGCAGATGAACTTAAAGAAGATGATTTAATTCAAATCACTGCTGATGGTGTTACGTATCGTTATGAAGTTGCGTATGCTTGCAATGCTACTACCGATACAGTTGCCAGAATTTATTTAAAACAGCGTCTCTTAGCTAACTTCGATTCTAATACTGTTTCTAAGATTCGTGCAAAAATTGAAAATTCTGGAAAATCAAGTCTAGTTCTTCCTCTGCCAAACAGTAAAATTTATTCGATTCTTTCGGATGATGCAAATACTGAGATTACTTATTTCTCAAGAAAGCAATTTATTGAATCAGTTACTGTTGATGGTACCACAAACGAAATTACTATTGCTGCACAGCTTGACTTTGGTCAACAGCAATTTGCTCCATTTAATCAAAGCGATTATGTAATGGAGATCTATACTGCTGGTGCTACTACTACAAGATATGGCGGTGCTACTGGTGATCTAGTGAGAGAAGGAGATATTCTCTATATTGATCGTTCGATGATCTCGATCACTAGTGGTTCTGAGGGAAATACTGCTGGCACTATTGCCATCAAGCTTCCACCCGATTACTTCTATCAAGCAGGTGCTCTGAATCTGGCAGATATGAAGTTGAAAATCAGTTGTACTATTGAGACTGCAAACGCAAAACCAAAACTAAAAACATCTGTCAAGAAGAAAAGAATTTCTATTGCTTCGGATATCGATAACGATATTATCCCAATTAGAGGCGATGATTACGACAATCCAACTGGTCAGGTCAAGTCTTTCTCCGATGTATACAAGTTGCGTTATGTCTATGAAGGGCAAGCTGGTATTGCACCGTCTGTTGATGAAGATGGAACTATTCTAGGTAACAGTGGAATTGATATTACAGATTACTTCTTATTCGATGATGGTCAAAGAGATTCTTTGTATGACACATCTGCATTAATTAGAAAACCTGGTTTCAGAACTCCTACTGGTACCCTAGTTATTGGATTTGATTATTTCAAGCATTCGGAAGGAGACTTCTTTGCAGTTGATTCTTATCTCCACGAGAACGGTGTTTCATATTCTGAAGTTCCCAAATTTACTTCTAATGTATATGGCAGCAAGTCTTTAGCAGATGTAATTGACTTCCGTCCTTTGGTTGGTACATCAGCATTTATTCCTGGTTATCTGAATGCCAGTGTGATGGATCCATCATCCAATGTTTCTGAAGTGTTTACAAGTGGTGGTGTTACTGCAGCACTTCCTGCTGACACACAAAGCTCTGCCAGTATTCCATACACCTTTGCTTGTCAGTATGAATACTACGTTGACAGAATTGATACTATTTACTTGAAGAAAGACGGTAACTTTATTGTTAAAAAAGGTGCTGGTTCTAACGATCCTCAGTCTGCACAAACAATTGACGAAGCTATTAAGATCTTCAAGATTTACATTCCTGCGTTTACTGAAAATCTCAGAAAAATCAAAGTTTTCCCTGTGGAAAACAAGCGTTTTACAATGCGCGATATCTCCAAATTGGAGAAGAGAATCGAACGTGTCGAGAGATATACAATGCTGTCTATCTTAGAACAGTCAGCTCTTAACACTCAAATTAAGGATGGTCAAACTGGTCTTGATAGATTTAAGTCTGGTTTTGCTGTCGATAACTTCGAGAACTTCAATCTCTCTAATATCAACAGCGTTGATTATAAGTGCGCTCTTGATCTCACTCGTGGTTCGATGCGTCCCGAGTCTAAAGAGACTAGTGTTACTTTGCTTGAGCACGATCCAAATCCAACTTCTAGACTTTTGTCTGGTTATGTGGTCAATAAAGGTATGGTTACTCTACCATTCACCACAAAAGTTCTCGCTCAAAACAACTTTGCGACAGAAACTATTCCTGTCAATCCTTTCCTTATCTTTGCCTTTAAGGGAACTGCAGCTCTTTCTCCTAATGTCGATCCGTGGTTCGATGAGTATAGTCTGCCATCTTTGAATAATAACGACAACCAGACATTAGATCCTCTGGAAGTTTATACCGATGGAGATGTTGCCCTATCTCAAATTCACGATGTTAGTAAGATCTCTATTCTTGGTAACGATTC